AAAATTCAAAAAACTAATTGAAGAAAATGTTATATGTATTGACTTTAAGTTGAGAACACAGTATAATAAAGGTTTAAGTCCAAGAAATAGAGGAACTGCATTTCGCATCAAATCGGATAATTTAGACAAACTTTTCAATATGGAGATTATTAAGTGAAAGACACAATTTTATTTGGAAATTGTCAAGACACATTAAAAGAATTTACACCAAAGAGTGCAAGAACTTGTGTTACTTCTCCACCATACTACGGATTGAGAGACTATGGAACTGCTACTTGGATAGGTGGCGACCCTAATTGTAATCATAGGAGAGACAGTAAAGTTAAACCTGAGAATTGCAACACAGGACATAAAAATCACGATGAAATGTATGGAGTAGGGGATGCAATATACAAAACTGTTTGCCCTAAGTGTGGTGCAATTAGACAAGATAATCAAATTGGATTAGAAGAAACACCAGAAAAATATGTAGAGGAAATGGTTAAAGTATTCAGATTAGTAAGGGATAATCTTACTGATGATGGTACATTATGGTTAAATATAGGAGATAGTTATTATAATTATAGAAGTGATGGGAACTATCCTAAACAAACAGTAAGTAAAACTAGACAAGATTTACCTACTAAAACACCTGTAAGGGGAAATAAATTAGATGGTTTAAAACAAAAAGATTTGATTGGTATTCCCTGGATGTTAGCATTCGCATTAAGAGCAGATGGTTGGTATCTAAGGCAAGATATTATATGGCATAAACCAAATCCAATGCCAGAAAGTGTGAAAGATAGGTGTACTAAATCACATGAATATATTTTCTTATTAAGTAAAAATAAAAACTACTATTATAACAATGAAGCAATCAAAGAACCAGCAAAAGATTGGGGAACAAGAAACAGAACCAAAGGAAAATATCACAATGAAGGAACAGGATTACAACCACATTCAGGTCTTACAAAAAGTTATCCAAAAAAGAATAAACGATCTGTTTGGTCAGTAACAACTAAACCATTTAAAGGTGCGCATTTTGCAGTATTTCCACCAGAGTTAATTGAACCTTGTATCAAGGCAGGTAGTGAGGTTGGAGATATTATTCTTGATCCTTTTATGGGATCAGGAACAACTGCTATGGTATCAAAAATGTTAGATAGGTATTATATTGGGTGTGAATTATCTGAGGATTATGGTAACTTAATTCAAGAAAGAGTGCCAATAAATGTTAGTTACCTCTAAATTGCGTTAGTAGTGAGATTGATTAAATTATGAAGAACTTACATCTTGAACACCCAGAGGATATGATATTAGAGGGTAATGTAAAAGTATTTGATGCACTATATGAAACAGCACACCTATCACTTAAGATTGATGGTGCGCCAGCAGTTGTATTTGGGACTCACCCTGAGAATGGTAAGTTTTTTGTAGGAACTAAGAGTGTATTTAATAAGAAGAAAGATATGATTTGTTATACTATTGAAGATGTATTCAAGAAGTATGATAGAAAAACTCATTACAGTTTAATGAGAGTATTAATTAAATGTATTCTATATTTACCTAAGATAGATGGAATTATACAGGCAGATTTTATTGGCATGGGTGGTAGTAATATATACAGACCTAATACTTTAGAGTATCACTTTCCAGAGATAGTTAAGGAGAAGATTATATTAGCACCCCATACAAAATATACTACTAACTCAACATTATTAGAGTGTGTTGCTAAACCTTTAGTCACTCATCTTACAGATAATGAGAATGTTAAGTGGATTCAACCAACTGTAGATAGAGTATTTGAAGCATTAGAACCACCAAAGGTAGATACTGACAAGGTTACATTCTTAACTTCAAAGGAAGCAAAAATCGCAAAGACAGCAATTAATCAACTTATCAAAGATGATGTAGAGTTATCTGACTATAATCTATTTGAGATACTTGGTTGTAATCATCTTGTAAATCTATATCAGTTAATACTAGAGATTAAACAAGATTTGATGGATAGTTTTATTGTATATGGTTCACCAAAATGTTATGTTGATGGTATAGAAATCAAGGGAGAAGGATTTGTTATGACTACAAAGTATGGTATAATTAAATTAGTTGATAGAAAAGAATTTGCTTATGCTAATTTCAATAATGGTAGATTCAGAAAAAGTTAGTTACCTCTAAATTGCATAACAAGTAAGAATTATTAAATATGAATCAAGTCACATTAAGACCACATCAGACCAAGACAGTTAAAGCAATGTTATATCACAAAAAAGGTCAGGTCATAGTGCCTACTGGTGGTGGTAAAACTATGTGTATGATTAGTGATGCTATCAATGAATTTACTAGGACAAACATTTCTCAGACTATTGTAGTTGTTGCACCTAGAATATTATTAGCACAACAATTATGTGAGGAGTTTCTTGAACAGATCAAAAATGTTGATGTACTTCATGTTCACTCAGGAGAGACACACCATACTAGCACTACTAAGGTAGATAAGATAAGAGAATTTAATTATCAAACTGCCTGTAACAATAGAAACTTATTGATCTTTACAACATATCATTCACTTCACAAGATACAAGAAAGTAATATTGTTGTTGATACAGTATATTTTGATGAAGCACATAATAGTACAGCAAAAAACTTTTTTCCATCTGTTGAGTATTATTCAAAAGATGCAGATAGATGTTATTTCTTTACTGCTACACCTAAACATTCACTCACTATTAATAAACATGGTATGAATGATTCTTATGTTTATGGTAAAGTTATTATAAATGTACCAGCACCTAAGTTAGTTGATGAAGGTTATATTCTACCACCTAAAATGTTAGTTAAGACTATCAATGTAGCAGAGGAAGATGTTAATGAGTCTCAGCATATCATGGATACTATTGATGAGATTAGTGTCAAGAAAGTATTAATTTGTGCAAGATCAACTAAGCAAATAATTAAACTAATTGACCAGACAAATTTCTCTCAGGAACTAGCATCTAGAGATTATTCTTGTATGTACATTACAGCAAAAACTGGTGCATATATTGATGGTAAGAAAGTTGATAGAGATACATTCTTTGATACTCTCAATACATGGGGAAAAGATACAACTAAAAGATTTGTAGTGTTGCATCATAGTATTCTATCTGAAGGTATCAATGTCAAGGGATTAGAAGCAGCGATATTTCTTAGAAATATGGATATTATTGGTTTATCTCAAACCATAGGTAGAGTTATTAGGACAGGAGATAATGATAAGAAGTATGGATTAGTTGTTGTACCTACATGGGATAAAGTTGGTATATCTACATCTAAAAGATTATCAGGTGTTGTTGATACTGTATTCAATAGAGGAGAGGTAGCAATTAGTAAAGTAAGGAAGTAAATATTATTCTTAAATATTAGTTACCTCTAAATTGCGTAATTGATGTAAAGATTATTCAAATTAATGTTATCATCAGAAATTACAAGAGAACTTCAATCTTTAACTCAAACATGGAGAAACAATAATTTTGTTTTTACTGGAGAGCAGAGAAAGAAGTATGATAGATTGTTATCTCAAAGAAGAGAATTTATCAAGCAATGGAAGGAAGAAGGTAGAGTTTATAGTTCTACTACACCAACCAAAGTTAAGGTTAAGAAAGAGGAGAAGGCATGAGATTTATTCAAAGATATAAATCCCCTAAGTTTATTGGGGTATCTGATGATGTAAGATATAAAGGTAAGGACTATCAGGTTCTAATTAATTACATTAAGGGAGAAACAGATGCAAAAAACTATACACCTAAGAATAACAGAACTATTCTAATTGACAACAATGGCAATAGAATTACTTGCCACAATTACAAAGAGTTAGAAATTTTATCAAATTCTACTTTCATATCATGAAGAAAACTTATCAACAGGAACAGTATAATGAATTGCACCCTAGACCAAAATCTAGATATGAGCAATTCCAAGAGTGGTTAAATGAATGTCCAGTTGAGATAGCAAACTATCTTGATTATACTGATACCTTTGAAGTTACTTTCAGAGTTCCCTTAGAGGATAGTGCTGAAGGTATCACTCAAGAACAAATTAAATCTATTAAAGGTAATTTATTATGACACTTAAAGAGACATTAATTAATACTCTTGTTGATAGCATGAGTATGGAAGATTTGCAACAATATGTAGCAAATAGCATGGCAGATTTCTTATATAATTGTAGCGAATCTGAAGTACTTAATGAATTTTTAATTAAGTTAGAACATACTACAGATGAACAATTTTATAATAAGTTTGTAAAAACAGTTGTTTCAAAGTGGGAGGCAGACTAATGAAATTCATACAAACATATAAATCGCCTAATGTAATTGGAATTGGCGATAATGTAAGATATAAAAATAAGAGTTATCAAGTACTTATTAATTACATCAAAGGCGAAACTGATGCTAAAGGTTATACGCCAAAATCAAATCGTACAATATTAATTGATGATAATGACAATCGAATTGTATGTGATGACTACAAACAACTAATTATTGAGGATTCAAACTAATGTATCAATCGCCATTTTCGCCTAACGAGATTAAATACTTTATGAGTTTAATGATGAATGATGCCACATCAAAAGGCAGAGGAGCAACTTATGCTAAACTCGAAGTATTATTATCAAATAAAAAAGATGCTCAAAGGTTTACGAGATCTCAACTTAAGTCAATAAAAGGAGGATTGTTATAACTGTAACACAAAAGTAACAAATACCTAAATATTTTGTACGAGATTTGACATTCTCACAAAATATTAATATAATGAATTGTAACCGCCCTTACGAGATTTTTGCCATGTCATCACCGAATTACGTCACAAAAAGAAAATACAGCGTCACGCTGGATTTTGACGTTTACGAGGACTTCAATCCTTACGAGATCAACTGGAATAAATTATTCCAAATCGAGGG